CACGCCTTTTGTAAGTTTTGATTTTTCGTGGAGAGGCGAAAAAGCAACCACTTTAGCAAATGAAGCGATAGAAAAGCAAAAGGTTAAAAAGGTTACAAACATCACCGATTTAATGGTGAATGGCGGTGCAGAGGCAGGGAAAGAAATCAATAGTACGAAATGGATAGGCACTCAAGATTTTTTAAGCCGTGACGACTTCGACGCTTTCGACTATAATCTATTTTGCCATAGTAATTGCGGTATAAATTTTTACGATAAAAATAAGAAGTTTTGCGCCTTTCACCAAGTTAGCAAAGGCAATGGCGAATTAAAACACGTTGTAGTAGAATTTCCCGTTGGTGCGAAATACGCTAAAGTGTCCGCAAAAGGACGAGTTCAGGGAGATTATTTGTATGGAATAAAATATGAAGAGTACACAGCGCAAAAGCTTTTCGACAAAATCCAAACGCTCGAAACAGCCTCAGCAAATGGCGGTTACGTCTATCTTGCGGGCAATTATGGAATTTCGACAGATAGCACAGATAACGCACCCGCTTTAACTGCACTTATCGAAAGAGTAAATCAAGCAGGCGGAGGAGTTATCGAACTACCAAAAGGCACGTTTATCTTTAAAGGCACCGTTAAATTTATGAGCAATGTGCAGTTGCGAGGACAAGGAATTGGAAACACTATTCTTGATATGCAAGACGGCACAAAAGACAATTATTCGCTATTTGAGGGCGATTTTGTGTATAATATTGCCGTTTCAGACTTAGAAGTGCAAAGCCCACGCACAACGAAGACTGGTAAACACTTCTTTATGCGCTATATTAAAGATGCTCATTTTACACGCATTAAATCGGTTGGAAGCCGTCCAACAGCTTTGGGAATTGACTTTTTAAATCGTGTGACAATAACGGATAATATCATTATTGACGCAGGTCGTGGCGGTAACATATTCGGGCACGCTTGTATAGGTATTGGTACTGGGTATGATGAATGGGACGCAGAAGACATCGTTATATCGAATAATATTTGTGTAGGTGGCGGAATGCGTGGAATTTTCGTAGAAGACCAAAAGCGTTTTACACTTGCGAGAGACGGCAAAATGAAAAGCGGTAAAGGTCAAGTTATTACAGGTAACGTTGTGCGCAAATGCAACAGAGGTATAACTGTTGAAACAGGGCGTTATGTAAACGTAAGCGGTAATACAATTTATGATTGCAACGAGGGGTTAGCGATACACGTTTGGGCAGATGATTGCCTTTTTGCAAGTAATTTATTAGTTAATAACAAAGTGGGTATTTCTGTTGCGGAACTTGCAGAAGTAACGAGTGATAACATTTCATTCGTTGGCAACTCTATTCACGGCAGCGCAACCGCAATTAAAATCGATACAAAAGGATTGATGAATAACATCGCAATTAAAGATAATATCTTTAGAAATTGCGAGAATGGCGTTAATTTGCAAGGAAATACAAATCGTTTAGTGTTGCAAGGAAACAACGACTTTTCAACAAAGAAGAGCTTTGTTTTAAGTGGCACTTTGACAGATGCAATTGTGAAAGATAACACTTATTTCATTGCTCCTGAAAGCACTGCAACGTTCAGCGGTTCAACAGCTTTTGTATCACAAATGAATAGTTAATAATAAAAATGGCTGATATATGATTTTTTACGACAAAAACGACAGAGAGATAATAAATGTGCAAGTAGATGATACTAGTTATCACTACTGCACAATTATGGGAGAAGATGAGCTTTCAATTAAGTTCAATCTTGCCAAACACGTTGAGTTGCCAATAGGTTGTTATTGCGTGTTCAGCAACGCAAAATACACCTTGCTAAAAGCTGAAAATGTAAATATAGTGCATTCACGCAGATACGAATATACACTTACATTGCAAAGCGAAGCTGGCAAGGCTAAAATGTGGAAATTTAGAAACCTTATTGACGGTAGATTAAAATTTCCATTAACTGCAAAACCAAAGGAACATTTGCAACTATTAGTTGATAATTTGAACAAGCGAGAGCAAGGGTGGACAGTTGGCGAATGTATAGAGCGTGAAGAAAAGCTAATCAACTATGACCACGCTTATTGCTTTGATGCTTTAACCCAAATAGCAACGGAGTTTAACACCGAGTTTGAGATAAAAAACAAGCGTGTTTCGCTTAAAAAAGTTGAGTATCACAAGGAAAACCCTTTGCCCCTTTCTTATGGCTATAACAATGGCTTAAGAAGTGGTGTTTTGCGCCAAAATGCAAGCGATAAAGCACCTGTTGAAGTGCTATTTGTACAAGGAGGAGAGCGCAACATCGATAAAAGCAAATATGGTAGCGCAACTTTGCATCTTCCAAAGGGTGTAATGCTTGCTTTTGACGGAGTTAAATTCGAGGATGAACAGGGCTTTAATCGTATCGTTGAGCGAGTTTACAAGACAGACGAGCAAGGGTTGTCAATTACACGAGCAGACAAGCAAAATGAAAGCCTAGCAGAGGATAGTTTCGATGCAACAAGCATTTATCCCTCAAGGGTTGGCGTTTGCTCAAGCGTTGAAAGCGTAAATAACAAATGGTTTGATATTGTCGATAATACAATCCCTCAAGATTTGGATTTCTCAAAGTGCCTTATAGCTGGTGAAACGATGACTATTATCTTTCAATCGGGAATGCTTGCAGGGCGTGAATTTGAGGTAAAATACATTCACAACGCAGTAGGTAAAAAGAAAGCTAGACGATTTGAAATTGTGCCACAAGAAATTGACGGCATTTCAATGCCTAATGATACTTTTGCGCCTAAAGTGGGTGATAAATACGCAATTTTTCATTGCTTATTACCCCAAAGCTACATTAACGACACCAAGACAAAGAGCGGTGCAGAGTGGGAAATGCTAAGAACTGCTATTCGCTATATGTATGATAACGAGGATGCAAAGTTTACCTTTAAAGGGGAAATTGACCCCGTGTGGGCAAAGCGAGAGTGGGTAAATATTGGCGACAAATTGAAAGTAGGTTCTTCGGTTCTGTTCACCGATCCCCAAGTAATTACAGAGGGTGCAATTGTGAGAATAACAGGTGTAAAAACGTTGCTTAATAGCCCTTATGAGCTTGAAATAGAGCTATCAAATAAGACTATTTCTGCAAGTGTTTCAGCACGTTTAAACGCTCTTGAGAGTGATTTAATTAGCGTTGAAACAAAGCATCAAGAAGCAATACAATTCACAAAAAGACGCTTTAGAGATGCAAAAGAAACAGCGGAAATGATTACAAAAGCAATGCTTTCAAACTTTGGCGATTCCATTAGTCCCGCAACCATTCAAACAATGTCGATGCTTGTTGGTGACGAATCGTTACAATTTAGGTTTGTTTCAGCTAAAAGACCGCCTTTAATGCAGGTTTCTCACCGCTTTATTTATGATAGTGGAAGCAAAACATTCATTGCGGAGGGAGGAATTATTCAGCACATGACGCTTGGAATAAAAGTGATTAAGCCTCAACACCAATATAGCGATTTTCGCTTTTGGGAGGTAGAGAGATTTGCATCTGCAAGCCTTAATGAAGCCGATAAGCGTTATTACCTTTACATTAAGGCAAATAAAGCCGACGATAAGGCTGTTTTCTTGCTTTCAGAGAGCGCAAAGGAGTTAGAGGGTAATAGTCATTACTACTTTTTAGTTGGTGTCTTAAATAGCGAGCAAAACGAAGAACGCTCTTTTGTAACTCTATACGGATTTACGGAGGTTTTGCCCTCACGAATAACAACCGATAAGATTGTAAGTACAGACGGCTCAACTTACTTTGATTTAGTAGAGAATGTAATTGCTGGACGTATCAATTTCAAAGACGGAATTATATCGGGATTGGTTGGAGCGTCTGACGAGAACAGCGCAGTAAATTCAGGCTTAAACGGCAAAAACGATAGCGCAAATCCCGTGAGAATTTGGGCGGGTGCAAGCGAGAACAACATAACAAAAGCACCTTTTAGAGTTTACAACGACGGCTCAATTTACGCAGAGAATATCACAATTGGCAAAAGCTCTACTTTTAGCGGTGAGGTAAAAGGTGTAACAGGTAGCTTTAAGAAGCTTATTTGCGTGAATGATGCAGGTAAAGAAGTTGGCTCAATTCATTTTAACAACGACGGCAAAATGTGGTTCGCTGGTGATATGTATCATCAAGGCTACAATAATGCCTTAAGGCGAACATACCGCTTTTACTCATCGGAAATTTGGTGTCGTGGTATCTTTGGCTCAAGAGAAAGAGCGACAATGGTAATTAAGGGAAATTACGCAGAACTCTATACAAATGGATTGGGCGATATAGAAAAGCGATTTGTTAAATTTACCTTTATTAGCAGGACTTTAAAAGGCGTAACCTATTATGAAGTACCTTTATATGGATTTGACGGAGATGCGGCAGCTTTCCCTGTTGATTTGATAATTTTCAGCAATCAACAAGAATTCACTTACGAATTGCAATCAATTGAGGGTAAAGTTGTAGAGGTTGTGAACGCCAACGATAACGCAAGTCAATATATATTTTCAGGTGGTTTCAGGCGTGAAATAAAGGGAGGAGAAGTGACTTCTTGCGTGAAAGTAGGCTACAACAATTTGACGCCTGCACACGATAAAGCAGCTATCGGAGCTGGTTGGCTAATTGGCAACCGAGATAACGATTGGAGATAATAAATAATTATAAGTTTAATTTTAAAAGAAAGGTAGAAAAATGAAAGTAAATGAATTAATCAAGTATGTTTTAGTGCTTTTCATTGCACTATTAGTAGGAGTTGGAACAGCTCTAACCGCTAAAGGTGAAGCCTCAGCAGAGAATGGTTGGGCGGTCGCTTTAATTTGCGCAGCGTGCATCTTTACTCTTGCGGAGGTGGCTAGCAAAACGATAGAACAACGTTCGTTCAAGTGGAAAGGCGTGCTGGTAGGAGTTGTGGCGACGATGTTGTCTTATTTTATTAGCTACACACTATTATTATGTTAACAGATTGGCTAGCCAAGAAAATACCGCAAGATAAACTATTGCATTTTACCTTTAGTTTGGTATTAATGCGTGTTTTAAGCGTGTTTGCAGGCGATAAGTTATTTTATCGCTTGCTTACCGCTCTTGCGGTGCTTTCGATAGGCGTTTTAAAAGAACTTTATGATAAGAAGCGAGGACTACAAATGAGCAAAGGAGATTTATTCGCTGATGCTTTAGGCGTTCTTTTCGGTCTTATCTAAAAATATGGAGGGTGATTTTATGAATGAGATAAAAACTTTTATAATAGCAATTGTAAGTGGTTTACTTGCGTTGTTATCACCGATAAAGGATTTTATGCACGCAATGCTCATTGTCTTTGTGTTAAATTTCTTTTGCGGGCTAATAGCAGAATACCGCTCGGGCGGTTCGTGGTCTACAAAAAAAGCAATGATATTCTTTTATAGTATCACTGTTTTCTTTGTGGCGGCAGCGTCGTTTTTTGTTATCGGAAAATTTATGCACAATCCCGACGAGGCTTTGTATTGTATAAAATTTCTGTGTCTTTTTGGTCTTTGGGTTTTCTCTGTAAATATTACGAAAAACCTAAAAATAATGCTTATTGAGGGTTCTCCGATGTGGCACATCGCAAACTTTTTACACTTTATTTTAAGTTTAAAAGTGATAAATAAAATACCTTTTTTAAACGATTATTTAACGATAACAAAAGCGTTTGATAAAGAAAATACAGGTGTAGAATTAAACAAGAAAGACAATGGAGATAAGACTTAAAAGAATTGCACGAAAGGACGGCTACACAATAGGGCAAATGAGCCTCAACGGGGACTATTTTTGCGACACTCTCGAAGACACCGACAGAGGATTAGACGCTACTATGTCAGTGGACGAAATCCTTGCAAAGAAAATCAAAGCGCAAACAGCAATACCGACGGGAAAATACGATGTTATTTTGACTT